TAATCCACGCCTGCTATTCTCATGCCTTATGTATGCGAACGGTGCTAGGTTGACAGCGAAAAACGAAAGAACGCGGATTGCTCCGCGTCTTTCTGCGAGGGTTCTGAGTTGTTGCGCTAACGCAATGCGTCAGTCTTCTGAAGCAAGACGCTCAAAGTAACTCATGGCGTCGTCAGAATCATCCTCGTCTTCGGACTCCTCCACCTTCTTGGGTGCAGGCGCTGGCTTCTTGGCAGGAGCGGGTGCAGAAGGCTTTGCTGCACCACTCGGCTTGAAGGTAGCGCGAGGAGTCTCTTCCTCTTCATCCAAGTCAACATCTTCTGCTGAAGACTTACGCGGAACTCCCGCGTCAGACAATCCCATTACTACATCGTAACGGGCCTTCAGTTCATCGAAAGACTTGTGGGTTTCAGGAGAAGTAAACTCCTTGAGAGAGTACTGCTTCTTCCACAATGACTCCAACTTGGCGTCATCCCCATCGAAGAGTTCACTAGGAGCATCAAACTCGCTCTTGTCGTAGTTGATGTATCCCGCAACCTTGCGAATCTTCAGTTTGAAGTCGGCACCCTTCCAAAAGTCGAAAGGATTGATCGGCTTCTCATCCTCAAATTCAGGCTGCATTGCCTGCACAATCTTGTCGTGAATCTTCTTACCGTACTTGAAGAGGAACACCTTGCCCTCGTTCTGAGGTGCGGACGGATCGCTCACCACAAGAATGTTTGAAACATAGTGCAGTCGGCGCTTACGCTGACGGGCAATGTCCTTGTCACCCTCATCTCCGCTGTTCCAAAGACGAGAGTTGGCTTCGCATACAGGACACTTCTTACCAACCGTGGTTGGACAGTTCTCAATGAACCATCCACCAGGTCCTTGGAATCCGTGAGTAAAGCACCGTGCCCACGGAATGTCTTCTCCCTCAACCGGCGGCAAGAATCGGATCACGGCATAACCGTTGCTCGACTTGTCCAGTTCAGGGCGCCAGAAGCGATCATCCTTGTATGAATCGCTGCCCTTCTTTGCGAGTTTGTTGAGTTCGCTGCTCAGTTTGTCAAACCCACCCGACGACTTCTTTAGGTCCTTGAATCCCATGTTTCGTTTCCTTTCTGTTTCGTGTAACGATGTGTCAAGTATACAGTATCTATCAGCGAAGTCAAGCCTTGACATCATGCTTGCTGACTTTTTCCTTCAACAGTTTCTTGAACTTGTCTGGCTTGGCACACACGGACACAAATGGCTTGTACCGCATGACCTTCTTGTAGAAGGTGTCCCAAGTGAAATCACCTTTGAGTTTCTTGTCTGCTCTTCGCATGAAGCCTAGAATGCAGTCTAGCAGCACAAGGGTTTCAATATGAATGTCTCCGCTCATGCACATCTGAAATGCTAGAGGATACTTGGTATGCTCCAAAGTGCCTACTTCGCGCACAACAGTTGGCGAGAACAGAGCATTGAATGAGATGCCATTCTTTTCAATGTGGTTCAGCATGAACTCGCAGTCTTGCCCAAATGTGTAGGTGATGCTCTCTTGTGTTTTCTTCCAATCAGTATAGACCTGATCGCATTGAGAATCAAAGGCATCACCAATCCACAGTTGGTCATTCATCAGGAAGTTAGATACAAAGAACTCCAGTAGTTCGCTTTCGCTGTATCTCTTAGCCAACTTCTCGAAGAAGTACCGATCCTGTCTGCGCTCGAATGTCTGTGCGCTTGCTCTTGTTTTGCCACCATACTTGAAGTAGTCGTAACTATCGTGGGTGAAATGACTCTTCACCGCAAGATACACCTTGTACGCTGCAAATCCTGTTGACTTCATATGGGTAACTTTGGAGTTGGTGGAAGCAGATTGATGCTCTCTCCCTCCGCTCTAATCTTCTCAATGATCGGCTTTGACAAATACTTTGCTGCTTGCTCGGGGTCGATTCCCATTTCCTCACACACGGCTAGGATACTTTCGATGTATCCATTCTTGTGCTTGGTCATATGCCTATCTAACCGTTCAAGAAACTGCTTCTGCGTTACTAGCACTCTGCAATTCTCCTGTTGGTTGTGACTGTTGAACCATATGCTGCAAGCGATTGATTACATCAACAAACTTGTCAACGCCTTCCTTGCTGTAGAATCTCGGAGGATCATCGAAGAAAGTAGACTCGGGAATCTTCAATGCGGTTGCAGCGGCAACCAATCGTTCGTAATCATTCTCTGTGGTGCGAATCACACCCACATAAGACCCGCGCAGGCGTGGATACTTGGCGATGGACATTCGATAGAAGTTGGCAGCAATCTGCTTGGCTTCTAGCAGCATGGATTCCTTGTTTGGATCGTCAGACTTCAGAATCTGTTCAGACTGCCATTCAAAGTAGTTGCCAGCAAACACGGCTGCTTGTGCTGCTTCCGCCTTCCACTCTGACTTATCATAGACTTCACGCAGCACATCCAAACACGCAGGGTCTTTTCGATAGAACAACTGTCTGCCGTAATAGTACTTACGAGTCTGAGCGGTAGGATGCTCCACGGTATCCATACGCATCATCTCTAGAATCTTGTCATTGTCGTGGTTCTTACCCACATCATCGGGGTGATCTACAAAATGTTGAATGACCACCTGAATACCACGCTCTTCGGGGAGCAAGTGTTCGTGGAACCGATACATCCACTTTGCTTTGCCTGGACGCCAGATGCAGTTGCGAGGGAACTTGTGTCCGAACTTGGTGCGATGGAAAATGCTTACCACTCCAATTTGGGGAGTAACTCGCTGTAGTTTCCAACGAAGTTCTCTTCCCTTCTCCAACACTTCATCGGCATCAAACATGGCGATCCATGTTGCTTTACCTGCATTGGCTAGTTCTACTGCCCTGTTTCGTGCATCTGAGAATGAATCAGGCCAAGCCATGGTATGCACTTCGGCACCCAACTGCTTGGCAACTTCAACAGTATTGTCTGTGCTGCCTGTATCGACAATCACCACACGATCAGCAAATCCTTCAAGGCTCTTCATAAGCCTAGGAAGATTATCTGCCTCGTTCTTGGTAATGAACACAGATACAACGCTGAAGTTACGAAGGTCACTCAGATGCTTGTGAACCTGCTTGCCTCGCTCTAGTCTACGCTTCTGTGCTTTGTTTTGCTTTCGACGCTCATTCTTCTTCATGCTGTACTCCCATCAATAGATTATCTCACACCCCGATCAAGTCAACCATCTGCTCCAAATTGTCTTGTGATATTCGTCTGCAATCTCAACAAACAGCAAACCTCTTCGAGGCGCTATTGGCAGATGACGCAGTTTCATACCCGCCTCGTTTGGAGTCCTGTTGCTCTTCTTGGCGTTACACTTCTTGCAAGACACAACAACATTGATCCACTCATGCTTGCCTCCGCGAGACTTAGGCATCACATGGTCGATGGTGACTCGCTCTCCGCTCACATGACATCCGCAGTATTGGCACTCATTGTTGTCTCTGCGAGTGATATTTCGTTTGCTAGGACGAGCCAAGCGAAACGGAATGTACACATAGTTCACCAATACAAGAGCAGATGGCAAGCGAAATACTCCCGATCCTGTCTTGATCTCATAGCAATGCTCGTAGTTAAATGGCGACCGTGCCTTGCCCTGCATGAGCATGGTTACTGCCCGCCACCAATCAATGACACCGATGACTTGCTCAGATGCGTTTAGTAGAAGAACTTTCCTGTCTTCAGTTAGCGTGTCCATTCTTGATCTCCTCAATGACCTCATCGGGATCAAATTCCGCATAGAACTCGTCAATGCGTTCTTTCAACTCGGGCACAAATCGCTTGGGCGATTCAACAAATGCTTGCTCTTCTCCCTCGGCACTCACCATCATAATCACAATCTGTGGAACACGAGTGCCAGTCAACTCTTGGAACATGATAGAGTAGGCTGTTGCTTGCAGGAAGTAATCGTGACATCCCTGTGTATCCTTCATGCGCTCGGCAGTCTTGAAGTCAATGATGCTGAGTTTTCCATCAAACTCAGCAACGCAATCTGTTCTGCCAGCAAGTCGCATCATGCTGCTATAGAGAGGCACTTCTAGTCCCACCACATTGTTCACAAACCGATCAACCCTAGGCTTGATCTTCAAGAACATCTCTTCCAGTTGCGGTCTACCAAACAGAACCTGAATAGGATCACGGTTTGAAAGGTAGTACTCCATAGTTAGGTGGAAGTTCTTACCGCGTTCGAGAATCATGCGGCTCTTGTCTGCATTATCCTCACGCCATTTCTTCCACTTGTCACGATCCCTCCAACCCGTGACCGTAGTTACAGACGGATACCACACCAGTTCGCCGTCAGCGCCTGGTGTTTGGTAGAACCGCTTGCCATTCACAATCTGATCTTTGAGATTGGGCAACTCAATCAAGTTCTGGCGGAAGTTGCCTACGCCATATTTCGCTTGTGCTTCTTTGTTCATCATGTAAAGTTTACCACCGTTTCGAGCAAAGTCAACCAAATCTGTCTTTTAGTCGCTGACGAGTTCCATCAAATCTAGGTGCCCGCTTGGC